GCTGACAAGGCTAAGGGGAATCCATCTATCCGCATACGCCTCTCGGGCTTGCGGAGGTTTTTACCGGGTGAGCACAACAAACTCACAACCCGTTGCAACACCCCGATCCAAGGCGCTGGTGCAGCAGTCCTCAAACTTACGCTCGGCAAACTGTGGCCGCTACTTAAGTCCGACGGGGAGGACGTGGTGCGTTTGGCCGGCGTGGTGCACGATGAAATCATCCTGCTCGTAAAAGAAGAACACGCTGATGTTTGGGCGCTCCAGCTGCAGACAATCATGGAAGAAGCTGAAGCTCGCTGGTTAGGTGATATACCGCCGCTGGCTGAAGCTAAGGTCGGGGATAGCTGGCAAGAGGCCAAGTGATCAAAGAGGATTTTGAGTACCGCGTTCGGATGCACTCCCGGCACGGCGGTACTCACGATCTTTTTGTTATCGCTCCAGATGCTTTCACCGCAAGGCAGAAAGCGCTGGAGCTTTGTCCTGAGCATCGGCCCCAGTCGGTGCTGCGAGTCTCAGATTTAGTCTTATGAGTCGCGCCCGCACGGGAAGGGAGTTGGTGATGGAGTGGCTCCAGCGGGAAATTCGTGCGGCACGAACGGCGGATTTGCAGCGGGCTGCGGCTTTTTTGCAGTGGGCGCGGGATGTACGAAAAGGATGTGCCAAGCAAAGGGGTGGAGCGAGGGTGGCCCAGTCCAATGCGTGGCGAAAACGGGTTGATGACGACGTGCGCTGGTGACGTTGTAGCCTGCTACACTGTAGACTACTGATGCACACCTCAACCGGGAGTTAGTAACACAAATGCCGCTAAATCACGGAAACAAGTACTATTGTCAGCTATTACTTGACCCTCATAGGTATAAGTTAGCAGAAAAACTTGCGGTTGCAGAGGGCAAGAAAGTCACGGCTTTGCTGCGGGAGATGGTTTACGCAGCGCTCGAAAAATCCCTGCCCGCCTCTGATTACAAGGCAGCTCAGGCAGCGGATGAGGCTGCCTGGCGCGAATCCGTAAAACGGCGGGTTGAGGGGCGGATGCGCTCCAAGCAAGACGGAAAGGTGTCAGAAACTGACGCATGAGACTCATCATGTTTTCGTTACAGTCCCGCAGAAACTAGAAAAGTACACTAGCTTTACACAGTACACGCACAGGAGCAATGACTCGCTTTGTAGTGATGGCCGGGGACCGATGGGTCACGGCGGTTTACGGACCAGGTAATGGAATTGGATTAACAGCAACAAAGGAAGATGCCTCAAGCTGGGTCACCTATGAAAAGGCTGTCGCTGCGGCGCGAGCTGTTGCTGAGTGCACTAACAGTCTTGTTGCTGTGCATAGCGTCGATGAACCCGCCTACCCCCGATCATGGAAATAGTGCCGTTCCAGCAACAGCAGGACGTGGAGCTGAAGCTCGGTGAGGGTCGCTCGCGTACCAGTGCAGCGGATACGCAGCTGTTCGAGCTAACGATTTGGCTGCCAGGGCAAGGCGCCATGCGAGATTTGGTGCGGGCGGAATCGCTGAAACAGGCGATTGAGTTTGCGCAGAATCGCTATCCGAACTGCAAGGTGGAGGTTCCATCAACGGTGGCCAGGAAACCTATGCTGGCTCGGGCTAAAAATGGGCCGCGTGAAACAGCGCGGCGTCGTCTCAAACTCGTGGAGCAAAAGCGTGAGCAATCAAGTGACTGAACTGGATCGCCAGAATTGGGCACGAGTATCTGAGGACCAGCAGCGGCAGGATTTTCTTGATTCGCTGTACATCCAGCACGGGCGCGATAAAGCGGAGCATCCCATGCATAGCTTGTACACAGGTTTGTACCAGCAGTGGGTAGCCGATGGAAAACCTCTTGACGGCGCTGTATCTGGCGGTGATGTACTGGGTGATCTGTCTCCTAGTTCTGTGTCTGTGTAAAAAGATCCTGCCCTAGGCGGAATCGCGGTCAAGACCGAATTGATCGGCCAGGTTATCTGCGGCTTCGCGGATAGCCCAGGCCGATTTTGTGCGTTCCAGTTGGTGGAGCGTATTCAGAATTAAGGCGGCTTCCAGCAGACCGCGATAGTCCTGCTTGTTGAACAGGTTGACTAGCCATTGGTCTGTGGCTGCCTTGTGGAAGCTGGACTCGGCCGAGTGTTCGATGGGGCGCATGGTTAGTTTTTGCGGATTCGCATGAACCACCCTGTGTCGTTGCCTTCAACGAGCCAGCGAGACAGCCAGTTCTTTCTGGAGTAGGCGATGCCGGCTCCACCTTTGTTGCTGACGTAGCCACCATTAAGCAGATCTGCCTCCCCGAAAGGATCGTTGTGTATGAAGTGAGTTGGTGTGTATCCGACAACTACGGTCCAATGGCCCGTACCACTCGGGTTTGATACCGGCCCTTTATGTAGCCATCCGCAGGGAACAGGGTGGCCGTTGGCGATTTCGGTTTCTAGGTCCTCGACTGTGCCATCCATCTCAAAGGTGGCGGTTAGTCCCAGTGCTTTGAGGGCGGCAATTTGTGCTTTTGGGTCGGTTGTATCGCCGAAGCGAGCGCGTAAACGGTTGTATTCGTAGTCCCCATTTACCTTGCCGTAGTAACGGGCCACCATGGCGCAACTGGAACTAAAGCATTGTCGGTAGCCCGTGGGGCCATCATCTGCGCCAAGTTGGTACTCGTAAGGAACTTTGAGAAGTTTCTGGTTTGGTGGGACGACTGGTTTTGTTCCAGCGTGTTGCTCCATCAGTTGGATCAACTTACCTGGGTAATTTGGATCTGTTGCGTAGCCTTCTTTATGCAGCCACTTGGCAGCTTCCTCGCGGTTGCTGGCGTTGTTGCAGCCTTTGTAGGTTTTGTAATCCTTGTACCAGTGGTCGACTAAATACATTACGCAGGACAGTAAATCTGGAAAGTCAATGAAGCTATCAGTGATAGTGATCCACTGATTGTTGATAAATTCTTGGGTTTTCTTGTCGCTGCCTTCGCCCTTAAGACCAAAAAAGTTGTTTCTGCCTGAAACCAGTTTTCCGTAGTTGGATTCCAGTGCCCATTGGGCAGCTACAAGTTCTGGGAATTTTGCGCCAGCGACGCGGGCGGCTTCGAGGATGCCTTCCCAGCTGTTGGGAAAGTTGGTTTGCTTGCCTGCGACGGCCCAAGTTTTGAACCAGCCTTGGTCGCGGCCCAAGATGTGTGGGTTGGCTTTATTGATGGCGAGTTCCAGTTCGGTGAGGGCCGCCATCTGATGAGGCAGCCCCTTGTAGAAGCGGAACAGGTCAATCAGTCGGATTGAGTTTTGCGCCATCTCCGCCTACCGCGTTTTTGTGTGGGGCGCCGCTGTTCTGGAGCGGCGATCAGCGCTTTGGGAAGAGTACCTTCAGCGCCTTAACGATCAGCTGGAGCCAGCTGTTCTCTTTGATAGGCAGCACAGCAATAAGTTCAGAACCAGCGGCCACGATGATGGCGATGGCAGCTGCAGTGCTCGGATCCATCAGAAAAAGGAAATCTGCAGGAAGTTTAGCTGTACTAGACAAGAGTTCCTACGCACGTAATAGTTTCTACCGCTACATTCCGGGTAGCCACTGCTGGGTATGGACCATCGGATTGAAGGTGGCGAATACTTAAACAAGAAGGAAGCAAAAGCAAGATTTAGGCAAGCAATCCTTAACCACTGGGATAACTCCTGTGCTTATTGCGGTGTAGATCTTGGGCGGTCGGCCACGCTGGATCACGTACACCCCAAATTTCGTGGTGGACATACGCACCAGCAGAATTTGGTGGCTTGCTGTTTTGCCTGCAATATTTCTAAATCGGCGGAAGATTGGCTGGAGTGGTATAGGAACCAGTCGTTTTGGGAACCGCACCGTGAGGACGCGATTATTGCTTGGATTACTGAGGGGCTTGTTGCTTAGGATCCCAGCCCATTCCTTCTAGGTACATCATTGCAATGTAGTGGTCTTCGGCGTAACGACAGATGCTGCCTTTACAGGCGCGGTAATACAATTCGCCGCGTTCGTTCTCCAGCTGGTCCAGGCTGTAGCCGTTACCGAAGTCAGTGGAGTTGACGACGCTCATGGTTTGGGACCGATCTGCATTTCAATGTGGCGTACGCGATTTTCAAGATCGCTAAGTCTTTCTTTGGAATCGTTTTTGAGTTCTTGGATATCGGCGGCGACAGTGTTGACTGATTGATCCAATTTGGCGACTTGGATGAAGAGGCCGCCAAGGCCGATTACGGCCGTGGCAAGCAGTGCGGGTACGGCTTGGTTTATCGGATTAGGCGGTTCTGGTGCGGCCCGGACGTCCTCGTGATGTTCCATTGCGAGGCATACTGCCGACCTTTTCTCTAATTTAGCTGCCTTGACCGCGTAGGGGTTTCTTGCCCCGGCGGCGTGGACGGCTGTGTTGGCCGAAACCCTGCCTCGTTGTTTTTGGGCGGCCGGCTTTGTGATCGACGCGCCCCAGTGCGGTTTTTGACTTTACGGCCAATGGGAATGTAGAAATCTATGGCGATATTACCGACCTATCGCCGTCAAAGCACAGGAATTTCATACTCAGCAGTTGTAGCCGCATAGTGTTTCCAAATAACGTCGGCGGTGTTGCCTGCCCAGTTAGCCGCCTGTGTCACAGGAATACCTGCTTCAAGCCAACGGCTAATTGCGACGTGGCGAAGGTCGTAGGGGCGGTATCGAGCTTTGATCAAGCCAGCTTTATGTAGCTCTTGCATACGTTTAATAAAGTAACTCTGAAACGCCAACCTGTTCCAAGGAAATATGTAATCGCTTTCGCGTTTCAAAGACTCCAGTATTTCCTTCGCGCGGGCGTTAAGCGGCACCCAGCGTTTCTTGTTTGTTTTTGTACTGTTTTTATGGCCGTGTGTAAGTGTGTAATTGCTATGTACCAGTACGCGATTGCCATCAATGTCAGACCACTTTAAGGCACGTACTTCACCTGTTCGCAGTGCTGTTTGAAGCATAAATTCGGCAAACCATGCCCAGTTCACGTCTTTGTATGTGCGCTTGGCCTCTAGCGCGACAAGTACCAGTGCAACCTCGTCGCGTGGAATAACAACAATCTCGTGATTACCCTGCGGTGCCTTTGGCATCCGAAAGTTTGCTACCGGATTGCGTGGAAGGATTGCAACATCCTCTGCCGATGCCCAGCGGTACATGCTGCGCACATACATGCAGACACGGCGTGCTGACTTTTCAGGCTTTTGCTGCAGCAGCCAGGTCAACACCCGCCGGCCTTCAGGCAACTCCTGAATCGGACACCGCGCCAACCACTTACTGACTTGGGTGTAGTCGCTGGTGAGACTGGTGGGGCAAAGCGAAACGCTGCGCTCTGCCTTAAACAGCTCCCAGGCTTGAGAAAGTGTCTGCTCGCAAGCGGGCGCAGTGGTTCCTGCGCGATAGGCTCCGGCCATCGGGTCCATTAACAGTGGATCTGATCACGGGTCAGGCGGTTGCAGCCGCGCTGGCCCAACACAGAACTACCACATCGCCGGCGAGCTAGACGGCGAGACTAAGCAGCTGCAGGTGCTGCAGCCCAGGGCAGGCCGGAAGCGACAGAAGGAGAACGCTGCTCGTCAATCTGCTGCTGCAGGGCGGCCTCGATTTCCGCAACCTTCTCGCCAGTCAGCTTGTGCTTGACCCACTCAACGCACAGCTCAGGGAAGAGAGCGTTGAAAGGGATGGTGTCGTCCGGGGCAGGAGGTTCAAGCCCAATCGAGCCATAGGCGCCAGCCGAATAGGTGTCGTCCTTGGCATCCACGGTGTAGTGAACCGTATGAACAATCCCGTCAGCGACGGTGCGCTCCATTTGGGCGATGTTCCAGGTGAATGTGGTGCTCATGGGTCTGGTGGTGTCAGGTGAATTGTGGCTGGAATCCTAATTAGGAGCAAATTAGGAGGTGGCTAGTGAAGGTGACTACTCACCGAGCAAGTACCGAGCAAGTACCGAGCAAGTACCGAGCAAGTAGTGAGTAGGACTTATGGCTCTAGCGCAGTAACACGAGCCTTCAGGGATTCGATCTCAGCCAACGCTTCCTGCAGCGCAGCGGTCAGCAACGGAACCAGCTTGGACTGGTCAATGCCTTGGTAAACGGGTTTGCCATCGGCATCCACTTCATCCTTTGTGCCAGTCACACACTCAGGCACAACGGCTTGTGCTTCGTGAGCAATGAAGCCATCAACCGTCTTATCTGGATCCGCGATGAAATTAAAGCGGCGGACCTGAAGTTGATTGATGCGATCAATAGCACCAGTCAGTGGGACAACATTTTCCTTGAGGCGGTAGTCGGAAGATGTGGCGTAAGCAGTGGAAGAGCCTGCTGTGCTAATACCGCCAACGTAACCATTCGGATTGTAGAACGCATGCAGAACAGAAGACCCTGTTGACGCTACGGAGGTAGCAAGAAATCCTCCGTAGATCATGTGTCCGTATTGAGTTCCGCCAGGAGTTGTCGTAGTGCCAAAAAGAGCGGCACCGTCACTCCTAATCCTCATCCGCTCCGTCGGGCTGCTCGCTCCGTCGGCGGTAGTGGAGAACACTAACCTGCACGGCATGTCGTTAGCGCCGGGGGTGCCGTCTACGTAGGCTTCAATAACAGCGCCAGGTGTATTGACATCCGTGCCATCCCCACCAGCAAACATAACAGCGCCAAGAGTATCCCCGTTATTGACCAGTCCGTTTACACCTCTAGATTTCCCTAAGACAAGATAAGATCCAAAGATATTGTTGAACTCGCTAAGAAGGGTAAGCGTGCAGGCGTCACTTGTCTGTTTAACCTGAATAATGCCGTTGTAGCCACCGACGGCTGCTGCACTAGACGTGCCAACTAAGAGCCTGCCGGAGCTGTCGATGCGGGCGCGTTCGGAACCATTAACGCTAATTTTTAGCTGAGTGGCTTCTTGGTTGTTGATGATAACATCATTAGATCCGTCGTAACCGATCAGCAAGCCATCGGTTGATGCCGTGCCTGTTGAAGCATTCGTGATCTGAAGTTGTCCACCTGATGCTCCACTGCTGCTTATTTGCAGTAGTTGGTTTGGGCTGCTCGTTCCGATGCCCACCTTCCCATCCGATGTGATGCGGAGGCGTTCGGTGGGAGCAACAGAACCGGATGGTGTCGTAGAAATTGCCGCAAAACCTGGCGAAGAAACGTCGCTTACTGCTCCATCGGTAAAGAACAATAAATTGCCTACGGCTTTATAGTCAGTGTTGCCATACCCACGGGCTGCGATGCCGCCCACGCTCACTGATGCACTAATTGCGCTTGGAGATGCGTAACTTGTTTCGGCGCGACGCACAATAAAAGATGAGCCTCCGCCAATCCTGGTAACAGACGATGATGCAGATTGCACATCGCACAACCCATTTGCATCAACAAACAACCGCCCAGTGCCATTAGTCGAGATGGCTACTTGATCTGCGCCGGGGGAATAAATGCCGGTGTTGGTATCGCCGGAAATAAATACAGACGGCGCTGTTGCAGAACCTGCTGTAACACCTAATGCGCCAGTGAGCGTGCCGCCAGCTAACGGTAGTGCTGCACTGGCTAGGTCGTATGCAGTTTTTACCGAGCTGGGTGTAGCTGCTTTGGTCGTACTTGTGCTACTAGTGGAATTTTCTAATTGGACTGCACCTTTTTGAGAAGTAGTTCCATCTTGGATTGTGATATTTGGAGTAGTTCCACCACTGCTAGCAATGGGGCTGGTTCCCGTTACCGAAGTAACTGTGCCGCCACTGCCCGTTGCATTGATTGTGATACTGCCGTTGCCATTCGTAATCGTTACGCCAGTTCCGGCAGTCAGGGTTGATTTAGTAAGTGTGTTACCAGTGCTGTTACCGATTAGTATTTGCCCATCGGTATAGGAGGTCTGGCCAGTACCTCCCTTGTCAACAGCGATAGTGCTAGCGGACCACGTACCAGTCGTTACTGTGCCAATACTTGTAAGGCTTGAGTTAACAACGCCACTGCCCAGCGTGGTGCTATCCAAAACAGAGGCGTTATTGATGCGGTAGGACTTACCGCTGGCGAGATCGACGTTCTCGCTGCTGGTCCAGCTATCGGTGGAATCAACCCAATTAAGTGTTTTGTCGGTGGTGCCTTTCAGCGTGATTCCGCCGCCGTTAGCCGTTACGTCAGTTGGGGATGCGACGTTACCGATAACGACATTTTTATCTTCTACAAGAAGATTTTGAGTATCAATTGTTGTAGTAGTTCCGTTTACATTAAGGTCGCCGGTAACGATTAGATTGCCGCCAAACGTTACAGCGCCAGTATTTAGGCGGGCGCCAGCCTTTACTAGATCGGCAGAGGAAATTTTCTTGGTTTGATCTGCAGATACATCCGCAACAGGTAATACGTCTGTTGAGACTACATCCGACTCCGAAATGGGGCCGAGTTGACTGATCTTGAGGTCTGCCATGGGTAAGTCTCCGTAAGGACAGTTTAGGGATCTTCCAGAAGCAGACTTCCGGCGCCTTGCTCCAGCAGAAGTTCGTCACCGTCTTCCTGGAGTAGCAGGCTGCTAGCCAATACGCCATAGCGCAAGGCGATTAAACCAGTCGTGGCAAATTCAATCGTGGTGCGAATTGGCTCGGATGGCTCGAACGACATGGCGACGTTCGTGATCAGGCCCGTGATCATGTAGTACAGAGCTTGGCTATCCGCCGCAAGCACTTCCTGCGCCGCACCGTAGCCAGCCTGCTTAATCACCAATGCAGCCTTAAACGCCGATCCAAGCTGTTGCCGCAGTACCAGCTGATGGAAATACATCGCGGTTTCGATTTCCGCGCCGTCTGTGGCGTAATCCCAGAAGCACTCCATCGTGCCACTGCCAGAAATCAGTGTGCTGGTGTTTTTCTGGAAAGCATCGCCAAGACTTGTTACATCAGCACTGGCACGATTTGTGCTGAGCGTGTAGCTGCTGACCTGACCAAAAGTACGAACACCGTCGCCTAGTAATTCAAATGTGGCGGTGTAGGTCGCGCCAGGGGCTACCAGTGTGTAATTGGTTGCTGTGTTGTTGAGTGCATCCGCCCAGTTTGTGTACAGTTTTAGGCCGCCAATACCGTCAACATTCACATAGACATTGATTGAATTGTTGCTGTTGCCGCTGATGAAGTCCAGGGCACCTCCGCCAACTCGGGCGATAGCGATACGGTCGCCCGTGGTAAAAGTATTAACAGGAAAGTCCAGTTCTAAGCGGTTGGCGCTGGTGTTGACTGCAGCCGTATCAACAACGGAGCTAAAGCTGCTAGCGGCAATACGTTGGAGGCGTATAAGGCCGGCGTTACCGAGATAAATACCGGACATTACGCGGCCCCCATCGTGGCTTGACTCAGCAGACCAGTCACCACGAAGTCTATCGACACCTCAACAATGTCCCCTGCCGTAGCGGTAATCGCTGCAGAGTTAATTAACACAGCAGCTTGGATGGCTTTGGCAGAAGTCAGCTGCAGCTTGAGGACTTGAGTAGTCGTACTAGGTAAGGACGTTGTGCGTATGGTGTTGGCAAGCAACGGCTGGATTGCCAATGCGCCAGAGCTGTTTTCGTAGTACAGAGCAGTGCAGCTTCCACTCCAGCCTTGACGACCAAACACGTAGGTCCGGGCGTAGTCGGCGGTAGTTGTGGTCTCGATGGTGTCGGCGGTTGCGTTGAGGCTCCAGCTGCGGATTTTCGCAACTTGGGTGCCGCCGATCAGCAGCGCACCATCAATGCCGGTGAAGTAGCGGGCGCTCATGGGCTAGGTGGGGCGACGACGCCGATGAGTTCCACAGAAACCGTTTGGTATCCGGGTGAGTTGTAGGTGACTTGCGGGGGTCCGGCGTAGCGCCATTCGTTGCCGGCGGAAATGATGTAGTCGTAGCCGTCCATGCCGCCATACACAGCCGCTGGCACAGTGAAGGACTCAAAGGTGGTATCGACTGCCTCGTAATGATCAGTGATTTGTTTGCCGACGGTTTCGGTGACGTTGGTGAATTCCAGTGTCAAACGCTGCCCGATGGTACGGGTGCCGTGGCGGAAGCGGATTTCACGCCCGCCCATGCTCATGAACGTGCTGATCGGCTTCGTTCCAGGTGTCCAAGAACGAGCGGATGGTGTTAGCGCGGGGAAAGCGGTCATACGACGGTAAAGCTGCCGCTAACAATGTCTGCTGCTATCACACTAGCGCCACTGCTGAGCGGAAAATGCTCGGCTGTGATTGATGCAGTGCCGTCCATCCGCCGCGTCAAGGTGTCGATTAAGTAGTGGTTCGTTTCGGTGCGGCTGGTGCCGTCGCTGGTCACGCGATCTAGTTCAACGGCAATCAGATCGCCAGGCTTGAGTCCCAGTGTCGTAAAAATATCTGTCGAGAATGAAATTGTGTGCGTGGTGCGCTTGCGTTTTGCTAAGAAATACTTCGCGGCAAGAGTTGCGTGAGCGCTTGTTACACAGAAGTCGCTCATGTCGTATTGCTCTTGCGGCAGTATCCCGGTATCAGCGGCATAGCGGACTCTAAGTGTTGTCTGGTACGGGTAGTCAAGACCAGTCCCATAATCTGCTTGATCCCGCCAGAGCATTACCGCTTCAAAAGGCTTGCGCTCAGATAAGGGTATGTACTCAACGGCATACGTGCCTTCAGTAATTGTGTCTTCGTCAAAGGTGTAAGCAGGAGTCAAAACCCCTGTGTTGATTGCGTGCGCTCCCGTTACAGGTAGGGCCGGACGCAGACCGATCCGAGACTCTAAATTTAATGGGACCAGTAGGAAAAAGGCTGCTGTTGCTTCCAGCCACTCCTTGTAGTTCACTTTGTCTACCAGTACGCCATTAAAGAAAAGTGCATTAGCGTTTGTAAAATTAGCTGCTGCTGTCAGCGATGTTGTGTCCATTGAAATAGTTTCCGCATACTGCAGACCCAGATGACGGACAAGATCCGCATAGTTATTACTGGGGCCAGTATTTGTAGTAAGTAAATTATAGACATTGATACCGTTTGAGCAAAATACAATCGCTTGTGCGTTATGAGTATTGTTTACATAAGATATTACTTCGGGTGACGAAGTAGAGTTTGCTGAGTCATTGGGGTTGATCATTGCGTGATAACCACGCAGACCCAACACAGTCATTCCGGTAAAATTACCTGTAGCATTTTCTCTGTATACAAGCGAAAAATCTAATGGATCAGGCTTAAGAAATGGATTTCGCAGAGTCTCAGTTACTCTAAAAACTTGCTGGTCTACTATAGAAAAATTACTGTAAAGCAAGTTGGTGGTATCGTTTATGTCTACTGGATCATATTCTGGCTCGCTTAAAGTAACGCTTAATGGTGTTAGGTAAACAGAAGGTGAGCGCGTCTGTGTGTGTCCAGCAAAGCTGCTTCCGCTAGAGAGCGTACCGGTATCGTCTGTAAATACGTAATCCCAAGTAACTGTAAGTATAGATGTATTTAGGCGCTGTACAGCGCCTGTAGTTACATTTTTTTGGTTGTAATATACCCTGAAGTCATCGCCACCAAGGATGGTCGTTGTCCACTGCAAACTCGTGCAAAAAGGAGAGCTAGAGGTTATGGTTGTAGTTCCAGTTCCTGTCTCAGTGAATATTGTTCCTAGATTATGATTGTACGCATTGCCTCCCGCGCCTATGGGCGTTGTGTAGTAAGTATTGGTATCTAGATCGTAATACTGCGTTACGATATGAGTATAAACATTATACGTTATAGGCAGTGAACCGTAGGTTACTTCTTCTTCTCTATTAGTGATAAAAGAGCCAAGGCCTGGGTATCCGCCCCAAGCGTAAATCCCTATTAAAACATCCGTGTCATAGTTAGAGACAGGTGTTGTAATTTGCCCATCACTAAGTAAAAATGCGTGGTTAAAAATTGCATTTTCATTGAGATTCTGCAAGCCTGTGCGGACAAGTGGTGGAATAACCCAAGCACCGCCAATTCCGTCAATACGCTTGCAAAAGACAATAGGTATCGTCTGCCCAACCTCTGCTGGTTTCAGCGGCTGCTCTAGATCTACTGCAGGACGACGGACAATACTTCCAAACTCGTCTTTGCGAAGAGCGGTGGTATTTGCACTGGTGGCGGCCTGGCGATTGATAAGGCTCATTATATGAAGGGCACCATGTCGAAGGTTATTTTGCGGGAGGGTATCTGGGCTTCGGTTGTGTCGATACCGTCTGAGATCACAATACTGACGCCGGAAAAGTCACTGGAACCATTCTCGGCAATGCCGACCACACTCGTAAACACCGATGGCAAAATTTCGGCAGCGGTGAAATCGAACGAAAATTTGTATCTGTAGTTCACCACTGAGTCTTCCAGCAGGTCCACAAAGGTTGGCGTTCCAGGGAAAGTCATGGTTACGGACAGTTTGCCGGCAGAGCGCTGCTGCATCATGTCGGATACGTCGAATGGAGCGTAGCTGTAGCTGTTCGAGTTGTAGGTGACGGGTTGGTTGACGTTGAAGTTTTGGTAGCGGGCTACTAGGACAGGGCTGCCTGAGGTGATGTTGTCGATCTGGAGGTAGACCTGCGGGCTGTAGGTGGTCATTACTGCGTGACTCCCGTGCGGCGGCGGGCTGCGGGATTGTTCTGCAGCATTTGTAGTGCCATATTGGCTCCCTGTCTAGCGGCTGCTCCAGTGGCTGAGACCAGATCCCTCTGGGTCACATAGTTGGTGCCGTCCATTTGCATTACTGGTCCTGTAGTAATACTTACTTGCGGATTTACCGAGGTTCCGCCGTTTGTAGATGTCCGCTCACGGAAAGCAGTAAGCGCAGATTGCCGATCCTCCTGTGTAGTGCTTTGTCCGCCAAAACGAGTCGCATCTACATTCAATAGGTTTTTTCTTTCTTCTTCTCTTTTGATTATGTCGACTCCTACAGGTGTTAATACTTTTCCTACTGTCGTGTAGCTTCCACTGATAGCAGCTCTATTCGCGGCTGAGGTTGCGCGGGCTGCTTCGGCTGCGGCTCCCATTGCTCCAGCGAATTCACCTGCCGCTGATGCTGTATCTTGCATCGACACTTTAAGGTTGGCAGCATTGACGGCGGCGTTGTAAACCGCGTCGGCAGCGCGATACTGTTCTTTGGCGACTGCTTGGCTTGTTGCGTAATTTTGTTGGGCAATAACTAAAGCAGATCGTTGTGCTTCTAAGGCGCGGATGTGGTCTAATGTAAGAACTTTTTGTGCTGCAGCAAGGCTTACAACAGACTCAAGCTCTTTTACTTTAACTTCAGCCATTGCTACTGCAATACGCTGCCGCTCCAGCTCAGCCTTAATTTGCGTGTAAGTGCCATACAGAATTAAGCGTGCATTATTTATTTCTAGTTGACGAATGTTATTAAGTATGATCTCTCTTTCAGTATCTGTTGCTGCCTGCTGTAGTTTGTTTTGCAGGCTTTGAATTTCGATGTTGTTGATTGTTTGTTGTGCTTGAACCAGTGCGTCGGCAACTTTTGATGTATTACTAATTGCATTGGCGCTTTGCTGCGCGGCTTGATTAAATCGCTCAGTGTGGTACGCAGCTTCTTTCGCAAACGCGGCAACTTGTTGCTCGCGGCGTTCCAGATCGATAGCAAAGGCTAGCTGTTGCCGCTTTGCTTCGGCTGCTCTGATAGTGTCGGACGCTATAGTTTGGGCAATCCCTACACCTAGTTGCGCTATACCTGCTTGATCGATAGTTGCTTGTAGCTCTACTTTTTTGAGTTCGGTAAGCTGTCCAGCTGCACCTAGTTCCTGCATTGTGGCTTCTGCAGCCTTTGCCTTTGCGGATGCCATGTCCGCTTCATTTCTTGCCTGCTCAATGGATGCTTGCGCTTGTAAGCGTGAAGACTGCAGTTGTATTTCTGCATCTGCTTGGCGAGATGCGGCTACCTTATCAATTAGTGCAGAAGTTTGATTAAGCGACATACTGTATTTTAACTCCGCTTGCAGCTGGCTTTGTTGCAGGCTTCCTAGCTCTTTAGTTGTACTTAGAACGCTTTGTTTGACAGAAAGATCTTGTTGCGAAATAGCTTGTCGCTGCGTAATAGTGTTTACTTCTGCCTGCGCCGAAGCGTTAATAACGTCAAGTGTCTGTTCAAGCTCCAAGCGCTCGCGCTTGCGGAGAGCTTCGCGTTCAACAAGGCGTTGATTGAGTTTGAACTCGACTTGAATCTGTTTTTCGAGTACAGCTAATTGTGTTTCGTCTGTTCCAGCGTACTTTGTACGTGCCTCGCGTAATTTTTTGTCACGCTCGGACACTAGGTCGTTAATTTTGGACTGGCGATCCAGTTCATTATTTTGAATTTGCGCGGCAGCTGTCGTACCCCTATTACGCCGTTGATCAATTCGATCTTGTTTGCCCATAAGAGCGAGCTGCTGCATACGCTCATCTGTTTCTTTTTCCAGTTCCGCTGTAAGTTTTCCTCGTTTTTCATTGACAGCCATATCCTTTGTTTTATCCGCTAAAAACTTAAATATCGATGTAAATGGAAGCAGCGGTGCAAGGCTGCGCTCAAGGATTGGTCCCGCTTGAGCAAACAGACTTAGGAGTATATTTGCACCTTGAGCCGCAAGCGAAATGACGTTTAGTACAGCTGTAATACCGTCGAGTAATGGTGTAGACAGGATCCCGGCTGTTGTTGAAACAGCGCTGCTGAAGCGATCCCAAGCTGTGAATAGTCCTGATGTACTGTTAGTTACGCCGGAAATAGCCTGCGCACTGGCACCAGTTTGAGCAGCTACTTCAGCAGCAATTTCGGCGCGTGCTTTGTCGATTTCTCCTGCTTCGATCAAGCGACGAACTGTAGTATCAAGCTCTGAATTAACGACAATAAAACTATCTCGTAGTGCGTCTATGTCGATGGCGTTGATAGCGTCACCCATCCGCTTGACTTTGACGACAGCGGCGTCAAGTTGCTGACCGACGGCGGAAAGGCCGATGCTGAGAGCCATGCCGAGCCCTCCGCCTAGTGCTCCCCCCGCAAGGCCGCCAAGGCCGCCACCCAGAACTGCTCCAGGGCCACCGCCGAATAGCATCGGGAAGCCAGCACCAATGATTGCGTCAGATACGCCTGGTTGCCCTAAAGCACGTTGTACCCCTTGTAGACGGCGTGGTCCTAGCTTCTCAACACCTTGCGGCAGGTTCATGCCTCCGCCAATAGCGCCGGGTAGTTGCGGACCTTGTAGCCCGAAACCTGCATCTTCTACGCCGCGTGCGATTTGCCCACCGGCAAGCTGCATGAAACCTTTTTTCGCTAAAGCTGTGCGTTGTAGTTCAGTCAATTTAGTTGTATATCTGTCTAACTGGATATTTGCATCTGCCCATGTATTTACTAAATTTTTTACTGCGTTATCTTGTCTGTTAATATCGCCAGAGCCTTTGATAAAAGTTTGACTTAGTAGTTCTGCGAAGCCCGATACCTGCTGGTTTAGTCCTGATACGGCTTGGGCTAGTTTCCGCTCTCCGTTTACAAATTCGCGTACCAGGTCGTTTACTTGCTTGCTTAGTACACCAGAAAGATCCCTTTGTCCTCCTCTACCGCCTACGTTTAATTCAATAGGTGTTTTACTGATTCGCGCAATTGCACCCTGAACGCGCTCCAAGCTGTCGCCAAGTGCTTTGGCTTCGCGGATGCCCGAAATAATGACGTCTACTTTTGCCGAGTAGTTGGCCATCAGGGCAGGTGTTCTGTTCTACCAGTCTACGCATTGAAAAGCCGCCGACTAGCGGCGGCGTTTGGCTTTGTCGTAGGCCTCTTTTTCCTCGTCTGCTTGGATTTTGAAGTAGACGTACCAGCCCATCAACTCGGCGTCCGTCATCTTGTGGCGGAGTTCGGACAGCGTGTAGCCCAGTTTTTCGGCAATAAAAAACTGGATCCTGACGTAGCCGTCCTTCTTAAGCTCCGCCTCAAGCGCTTTTGGTGTCGATCTCTTCCGAGTTGTCGGTCAAAATCGCCAGCATCAGGGATTGCAGGTCCTTGTCTTTGACTTCGTTCTTCAGCACGTCGATCTCGCCGGGCTTGAACAGCTTGGCTCCAGTGTCGTCGCAGGCTTTGTTGATCAGCAGCTGAAGGGCGAAGGCGGTGGCGTCGTCGGATTTGGCTTGCTTCTGGGCGCGTTCGCGCTCGGCCATCGTCAGTGGGGCGACCCACATCTCAAACACAGACCCATCACTGAGTTCGACTTCCTTCTTTACTGGCTCCAGATTGGCTGCTTTGCGCAGACGATCCAGGGCACTCAATGCAGTTGCGGCGGGCATAAAACTTGCAGCCTGTTACCGCAATAGTGTAGCGGAGTAGAAATGAAAAACCCCAGCCCGGTTAGGAGCTGGGGGTTGCTGAACTGGCTGCTGTAGCAGCCTATCAGGACTTCGAGAGGTCGAAGGTGGGGGCGGAGCTGGGGCGGAAGGCGATTTCCACGCTCTGGCCGTCGTCGGGGTTCACGGTAAGGCTGGCCGAAGTCAGAATCACAGGAACGGTGATCGAGCGGCTGGTGGTGTCGTTCACCGTACCAGAAGCCACAATCCGGTCGATATAGAGCTTCATCGTCGCTCCAGCCTGGGTGGCTTGGATGACGTCCTCGATCATCCGGCTGGACAGGTTGGTGTCGTCATCGGTGGTGTACACCGTGGCGGAACCAGAGCCGTCGGCGAAGCCGGTGATATAGCTGCGGAAGGGGGCGTACTGACCGACCTCTTGGCCGATGGTGGTGACGTCGATTTCCGAGCGAGTGATCTCGAAGCTCCACTCACGTACAGAGCCGACCGAAGCTGGGGCGGTGTACGTGATGCTGGCGAAAGCAGCGCCAAAGCCGCTGGGTGCAGCGGTTGCGGTCACGGCGCTGCCACCTGCGGTGGAGCTAAGTGTCATAATTCCGGTGGCGGCCACGTACGTCTTCACGAAGTACGGACCAGCGGGAATTGCGTTGGTGGTCACAGCACCTACGGGGTAAGCCAGGGTCACAGGATCGTTGACCTTGAAGCCCAGGTAGGAGCCGACGGTGATGTTGGCGCCAGTGGCGGGAAATGCGCCAGCAGCAAGAGTGGTGACAGAAGTACCGGCAGGGGTGTAGTACAGGGCGCCGGAAGTGCCCGACAGAACGGTGGCCATCGGTAGTTACCTATGGAGGGACAATGTTGCGGGCACAGCCCGGCTTAATACAGGTTAGCTCCAGTGCAGTTCAGTATTAAGAGAGCACCTGTGCTTGGAATCCTGCTTCGATTCGTGAAATAAAGAATGGTGTAAATGCGCGGCGGGATTGTTGATCTGGGGTTGTTCCACCGAAGCTGGGGCTAAATGTCGGGCCTTCGATGGGGCCAGTGCGGGCATAGACGCCGGTTGGCGGTTTTGGCGTGGCGTTGATTGTCTGGATGACAGTTGTTGCGACGTTTACCAGTGTTTGGTTGCGGGCTGGGCCGCGATCTTTTGGTGTGTACGTGCGAATGACGATCACGCCGCGAATGTTGTCGGGATTTGTGGTGAGTGCCAGCTCAGTGGTAAGGCCAAACTGGATGTTGACGTGAACGAACTCTTCGGCGCTGTCTGCGTCATCATTCATCACATTGTCAAAATACACCGGGACTGCTGACGACAAATTGTTGTACGCCGACAGCAGTGGAGCTTCAAAAACAGCGCGAACAGCTTGGTAGTTCATAGAAATCCTCTGGCAGAACCGAATCCGCGCTGGAAACCACGGGCTAAGTCTGCTTGTAGATTGCCAGCCGCGTTGTACTTAGACCACCAATCTAAAGGTGCAGTACTGCTGTTCTGGCCTTCGCCGGTTAGTTCGCCCCGACGTCCTCCTTCAGGGCGACCGCCAAATTTCTGCGGTTTGATTGCACGCTGTCGTTTAAATTCATCTGGTGTATACGGAACCAAGTCCATAGCTTCTGCTGCGTAAGGTGCGCCATTCTTTATTTCGTACCATGTGCCCTCTACAAAACGGGCTTTAGGTACGTTTCGTTTGTCATACGTATAGATACGTCCAGAGGATCGGGGACCACCAGCGGATCCTCCTTGAGGAACTGCGTACCACGCAGAAGAGAACTCGCCCGTATAAGCAGGCCCTGCTTTTGCGAGTCCGTTCATAATCTGCACAGCAGCTTCCTGTGCTGCCGTTTTAGTGGCTTCTTCTAGATCTTTTACTAAAAACCGAATGTCGCGGGCCATTATTGGGGCCTCAACAGGATGGAGTGGACTACGGGATTTTCGCCGCGTGATGTTTTGCAGGCGATGATGCGGCCTGTTTTGGTGCTGCCGTTCTGGCTGTATTGGATGCGGTCGCGGCTGCTTGGTACATATGCTCCAAGCTCGGCGTTGCCGATGATGACTTTGAGGTCGGTGGTTTGGTAGTTACCCTCAAATTCTTCTGGTTTGGCCTCGAAGATCAGGGCGCGGATGGTCAGGCTCGTGTCGGCTCCAGAAACAACACCTGTGGTGGCGTTGTAAGTGGGGCTGGCGTTGGATTTTAGGTAGGTGACGTTTTGGCCCCAGTCGGCTAAAAGCTGGGCAGGTATTGAGGCGAATGTGGAGTCGACGAGGCTCATGTCAACCTCGGTATAAACGGACTGCGTAGTTTGTGGCGCCACCCATCGTGTACGCACCGAGGTACGACTGGAGCCACGGGTAGACGTCAAAAACGTTGTTGACGACTCCAGGGGTCATTGAACTCCCTTTGTACTTCACTCGGAGATCGCCGAGCGCTACTTCGTCGTATAAACCTGTTGTACCGGTGCTACCTGTAATTGCGTCGGTGTCGTTGGCTAGGGCGCGTGCCAGTTCGTAGGTGGCGACTTTGATTTCTGTTGGAATGACAGTGCAGACCAATTCGATGCCGTCTACTTCATAGTCTTCGCGGGGCCACTTCAGAGCTTGCGTAGTGGTGCAGCGGTCACCGTAAAAACTGAGGGCGTCGATCCAGCGGGTGGCGCTGATCAAGGCGCGGTTTTTCTGGTCGTCAGTTTTACTGGTCCATGTGGCGGAGTCCGGTACGGTCTCGAAATATGTGTTGGCAGCAGCAAGCGTCACGTAGCTGTTGGCTGATGCGCCGGCAACAGTGGCATCAATGACAGCAGCCACAATCAATACATCCTTTGTTTGAGTCTAGCGCTAGTGCGGGCTTTCCTCTGTTTGGCTGTTTCGCGCAACATCATCGAGTGATAGACCTTGGCGCCGAACATTTCCAGCTCGGCTTGGGCTTCTAGGTGCTGGCCGTATTGGACGTCAACAAAGCTGCGACAGTTATCCTGTAGTACGAAGAGACGCACTGTACTCATGCCCGCTCGTAAACCTGCTGCTGATGACAGCCTAGAAGTAAAGGAACAAACTGCACCATCGGCACTGCCCGGAAGCACCGTTCGCTCACTGGAGCCTGTTGCTGAGGCAATCCGCGAAATGTTTGCTGCCGGTAAAGACGCAGAGACGATCCAGCTGGAGCTGGCCGTTAGTCCTCATGTGTTTCGTGAGTTGCTCAGCCACTCCTACAAACTGGTGGGCCGTGCTCCAGAGATTTTTAACTATCAGGAGCGGATTCGGATTGGTGAGATTGAAGGTTGAGTAAATAGGAAAAAGAAAAGGCCCCCGGTTTGGGGGCCTTTGTTTTGGCTTGGCCTGGAAATCAGGCGTAAGCGGTGGTATCGAACGGGGTGTTGACCAGCAGGCGAGCGATGGGCACTTGCTTGGTGGTGCTGTACACAAGGCTCCAGGAGGCGGTGTCGGCCAGGTTGCCGGTGGTGGCAGCATTGGTCGGGTTGTCACCAGCCACGTTCCACTTGGTACCAGTGATGTGGTAGCCGTAGTGGTAGTCGACAGCCAGGATGTCCTGCATCGACAGGATGTTGCGGTCTGCGCCAAGGCGGAGATCCTGTTGGATGCCCTCGGAGACGACGCCGCTCTGGAAGAGGTACACGGGGTACTTCTTAGCGTGGGTCGAGGTGCCGCCGGTCAGTGCAACCAGCTGGTCGTCGATCACCACGCGGAGACCAGCGAAGGTCGCCACTTCGGTTTGGGTCACGCCCACACCGCCGCCGCCCCACACAACGGCGCCACCTGTGGACAGTGCGGAAGTGCTGAAAGTCAGCATTCCGATCTGTTGGAGGTAGTACGCAACGTTGGAGTGCATTGCGATGGAGTCGAGGTTGTCACCTCGCTCACCCAGAACTGCCTTGGCGGCCACCACGTTGCCGACGTTGATGAAGTTGGCCTCGGTCATTGAACCGGGGACACCAGCAAACGACTTGTTGGTCTGGTTGGGGCCAAGGACGCCAGCGCCGGAGATTCCGCCGAACAGACCCAGCAGCTGGGCAGCCAAGGTGGCGGTCTTCAGCTTGTTGATGGCGGCGGTCAGCTGGTTGCGGACGTGGCTGAGGGGGTCAGCGCCAGAGCCGAGCTTGCTGAGGTCGTCAGCGGCATACGCAAAGCCACGGTGCAGAATCGTCATGATCTGCTCGTCGGCAGTGACGTTCTGGGCGGTCAGATAACCCAGGCCACCGTTCCAGCTGGAGGTGGACAGGATTTGGGTTTCGGTGGGGGCGATGGGGTCGAAGAAAGGCACGCGCACGCGGGTGCCGCCAGCGCGGGCATCAAGGGCAGCGTTGCGCTGGATGATGCCACTCTGGACCCACTTCGATTGCTCGAAGATGCCCTCAGCGGTGTACTGAAGAAACTCGGGACGAGTTACAAGGTTCGAGAGAAAAGTTCCCCCGAAGTTGCTGTTAGAAGCAGACATTGGGTAGCTCCAGTGGAGTCAAGGTTGGGGAGGTTGCCCCACAGGGGCTAGAGGCCGGCTTCTGCCTTCAACAACCGGGCTTTGTCGGGGTCGCTGTTCAGCATCAGCATTTGCTGAGTGACATTCCAGCTGTCCTTAGACCAGGGGTTGGCTTGGCCGGGGAGGGAGGTATTGCGGGCACTACCCGTAACACCCATTCCGGCGCGGTTCGTAGCTGCGAAATGATGCTCGTAACCGCTGCCGGGGTTTTTCAAGTTGGCAATGTATTCACCAACTGGAACTTCCACGCCTCCGACAACAGCCACAGGCTGTCCTTCTTTAGCGCGTAAGTTCTCCTGAAGTAAACGATACAGCTGATCAGGTGCCAGTGCACCAGCCTGGGATAGCTGTGCTATCGCTGCTGATTTCACCTGTTCTTGTGTGAATCCTTGGCGGATGTGGTCGATTTCGGATTCTTTTGTTGTCAGTTGCTGTTTAAGCTCAGCGACTGTTTCTTGGGCTTGCTCCCAGAGAGTTTTGAACTCGCCGGATTCGGCCAACTTTGCGGTCTTTGCGGACTCTTGTGCTACGCGCAGGTCTTCGATTTGTTTTTGGAGGGTTTCGCGATTTTCGCGGTCCTTGCGGCGCTCGGCAATCAACTCTTGGTTTTTCGCACGAAGCGCTTCGAGTTGGGCGGCCAGATCGGAGCTTTCAGCCACAGGCTGAGGGGCAACAGGCTCCACAGGAGTCACTGGTGCTTGCTGTTCTTCGGGCACAGTTGTGTATTACTTGGACGTTTCTAGGTTAGCAGTTAAGACATAGATGCTTCGTTCATGCTGTCACTGGAGTCAGGTTCTTCTTGGGATTCCGCTTCCTCTGTGATGGCAGTAGCAGGCTTACCGGCTGCCTCCACTTCGTCTTCGATGTTGATGTTGTCCGGTAGGACTTCGCCGCGACGCAAAATCTCCAGCAGCATGGCGTCGCTAATCTTGCCCATCTGGTTCAGTTGCGCCAGTACGGAGACGTCTTGGCCGATCAGGCGGTAGTAGTCGAAGTCACGGTCAATCGTGATCTCGGGGGGTTCCATGCCGACGTACTGGGCGGCAAACGCAAACGCCTGGTTGAGGGCGCTTTCCAGTTCTTGGCTGATGATTGAGAGGACGCTATTGCCTTGGGCTTGGTCGATGCGCTTTGCCTCGGCAGACTCGGCGACAAACTTTTGCCCGAACAGCTTTGTAACGCCCAGTGTGGACATTTGTTGCTCCAGTGACTGGAGTTCGTTCATTTGGGCGTCGAAGCTGGTGGCGTCGGCCTGCACGTAGTACGCCTTGTTGCCCGGTTGCATGGCGATGGCGTAGTTGACGCCCATCGTTGCGGAACCAGTTGTATCGTCCCAGCCCTCTAGAACGAGGGTGGGCATTGCGGCGATGTGGAGGGCGTGAATAAGGTCCGCTTGGCGTTGGTAGTGCGTGATATTGAGGTTGGCAATGTCCAGTAGCGGGGGCTGGGATACCAGCAGGCCACGGCGGTTGCTGTAGATAGGGACCAGGGGGATTTCAGTCAGGCTGTAGCCGCCGGTGGCAGTGAACTCCACCAGTTCTTGGCCGAGGGTGTAGAGGTCGTAGCGGCCGGGGTAGATGACGCGCATTTCCTCGACTTGCTCTTCGCCAAACTCGTTCAGCGGGCGGACGTCGTAGTCGTGGATGCGGACTTGCAGCAGGCGGTTGGTACCGGATTCCTTGCGCCACCCCCAGATTTGGGGGGCGTCGACGTGGACGAAGTAAGGGCGGCGGCCCATCGCACGTTCTTCGGCCAGATTGCGAGCTTCGCTCGCGGCCGGGTAGTCAACAAGAATTGCGCTGTGGCCGTAGGTAAGACTACTTACGAGGGCGCGGCGGGCGTATTCGTTGATGTTCGAGCCGAGGCCGTCGATGTTTTGCGCAAGCTGCAGCCAGTAAGGGTCGCCCTCGATGTGGATGGGCTTGCGGAGGATGGCGCCAGCAGCGGTCTCGATCAGGCGGCTGGTGTACGGGCTGAGGACGCTGCGGTCGACGCGGGTTTCATAGGCTTCGTCATCTTCACGCGGTTCCTGAGGGAGATAGGTCTCGCTCATGTCGCGCAGGTAGTTGGTGCCGTTGGTGACGGCAGCCATTACGCTCCAGTCAGGCATCATGCCGATGACTTCGAGGCTGCGGACGAACGGGGATTCGCTGACTACAGCTCCAGTTGGGGGGACGTTGGCGCTGTAGACCACGGCTAGGCTCCTACTTTGTACTTATTTTGGCAGAAGAACCTGCTGTTTCCTGTTTAGGTGTCCAAGTGTGCCTTGGGTTTCTATTTTTAGCCTGCTGCTCGACAGTTGCCCACCGGACATTTCCAGGTTCGTAATGCCCCATCGGATCTATGCGGTCGAGTGTCATGCCAGTTGGACGGGGACCTACCTCGGCTAGAAATTCCTCATAGGAAGAAAACCGAAACTGGACCTGCGCGTATGCGTTTTTGTGGTTTGTTTTTACACGTCGCTTTGCTTTGCAGTAAGACTTATACGCGCCTTGGTTTTTACACAAAGTGTCGGGATCGCGTTTCCATGTAACAGAGCGTGTCTTCATGGCACAACTACGGCACATGAAGACTTCACCTACACGCTGTTTACGGTCGTAAATATCCTTTCTGGTTACTCGTGTACTGGAGCACTCGGGACAGGATACTTCGATGTAGGAGTGGTGGGCGGCCAACATCATAAAGCGGTTACCACTTTACTTTAGCTCCATTTTGCCTTGTTTGCCCAGTAAGCGGCAGACATTTTCCCTTTGGCAATGTTGTCTGCGTGGCGGGCTTTGAAGGCTTCGCGGCGTGCTTTATTTGCGGCGGATTCACCTTCACGCTTGGGTGATCCAGAGACTCCTTGTTGGCCGAAGCGAATAAGTTTTATTTTGTCGCCTTCTTTTGCTAAAACAACGTGTGATTTATTGGGGTGGTTTGGGGTGCGCTTGGGTTTGTTGTAGCCCGAGAACTTTTCGCCGCGATACTCAATCATCGTCGTCTTCCTCGTCGTCGGGGTCGGTTATTGGCACCAGTACTTCGATGCCTTGGGCGAGCATTGCTACGAAGCCGCCCAGGATTTCGGGGTTTTGGGGTGATTTGAAGACGAATGTGGCATGGGTGAGGCCGTCTTCAGCATCTATTTCGATGTGAATACAGCCCCCGTTTACTGTTTGGATGGCCATTAGCGGCTGATTTCCTCCCAGTCTATTGATGCATGTACGTTAGACGTAGACACGCTTGCTGTAACAACGAGACTTAGTTCGTAAGGAGTTGCGGTAAGGCCGTCGCGTTCCAGTTGGAACTTGAATAAGGCTTCTTTAAGAATGTCTACGGATGCCGTGCTTTGGTTGGTGGAACTGAAGTAGCCCTGAGCGAGCACACGGCCTCCGGTTGTAGCAGTTCCAGTAAGGTTGTACTCGACACTGGATTCAGTTCCGGCGCTTGTCCAGGTGCCTCCAGTAGTTGTGCTAGATGCGATTACTCGCCAGTTGTAGTTGGCGTTGGCTGTGGCGGCCATTACAGATAGGGCCGTAAGAATAACGATTGCGTCTAGTGCTGTTGATTTAAGGCGTAAAGAAATGATCGGGTAGTAAGTTCCTGCTGTTGCAAGGGCATAAGGTGCGGTTATGTTTGTGCCAATGGCTTGTTGGAGGCCTCGGAGTTCGTAACCGCCTTCGGAAAGGACCGTGGAGCAAACTTGTTTGAGGGTGCTGGCGCTGGTGGTGGCGGCGGTGTTTGTGATTTCGTAGCGGAGGGGAAGCGAAGCGGTTGTGATGTACGTAGAAGTGATGATGTTGGCGTGGTGGAAAGAGTGGCAATGGATAAATTTGCCGTTAATAACAAAACCTAGGCGGACGGTGCCGAGTCCCAGCCACTCAATGTCCATCCAGAGGATTTGGGATTTGGTGGGGTCGAGGGTGAGGTTGGAGGGGCCGGTGCCGTTGAGGGGGTCAGCGTTCCAGTCGGATTGGGCGACGCGGGTTTCGACGAGGGAGCCGGTGGAAGAGCTGCGTTCGACAAAGGAAAGGGTGTTGTTGGCAAGTTCGACGTACATGCCGTTGGCAGCGCCGTAGTAGCCGACGCGCTGGCGGAGGCCGGTTTTGGCGGGGTTCAGCGTAAAAGTGGACATCACCAGCAGGGATTTACCCGGCTGGTACGAGCAGCATTTGGTGGTTTCGCGGATGACCTCGGAGCCAGAGCTGGTGGTTACAGCGAGGTTGACGAGGCCGGCGCTGGCGTCAAACGTAGATGTTCCGCCCGTGGCGGTGGAGGTGCTCCAGAGGCCGTTGTCGTGGTAACGGTGGCTGGAGTCAAAAAGGGTGAGCGGGTTAGATACACGGGCACGGCCGAAGGCGTCGGTGGCTCCAGCAGAGGCTGCGGCGCCGCCTGCAGAGGTGCCGAAGGGGTAGGGAGTGGTGACGGAGCTGGTGTGACGTAGATACATCGGCGGCCTCGGTATAAAGAAAATGAGGCTATTTCTTGGGTTTTTTGGCTGTTTTGGCGGCTGCTTTGAAGGCAGCGGCGGTGGGGGCACCTTTTGTGCCGGGTTTGCGTATTTTTTCGCCGCTGCCGGCGGCGATGCGCTTCCGTTTTGCAGCGATGTTGCTGTAAAGGCCGCGTTTTGTCATTATTTCTTACCTTTTTTGGTGGTTTTCTTGGGTTTTGCCATGCCAGCTTCGCTCATGGCGATGGCGATTGCCTGCTTGCGGGACTTCACCACAGGGCCTTTTTTGCTGCCCGAGTGGAGTTCGCCTTTGCCGTACTCACGCATGACCTTGGCCACCTTTTTTTGGGCTTTAGTTGGCTTTTTGGCCATGGCGGTAAAGCTTTTTTACAGTCTAGCGTGCTAGGATCTACATAAGGTCTGTCCGAGTCATGCCCAAACCGCTTCCGCCACAAGGGATTCTCCAAGAGTGCTTGGAGTACGATCCGCAGACAGGAGAGTTGATTTGGATTTTGCCTGATCCGCAATCAAGAGTGCGCCCTGGGTCTTTCTTCGGTACGCGCACTTCCGTATCGGCGGGATCGAACAGCACTAAGCATTATTACGCTGGTCGTTTTCATACTGTTACGTACTACGCACATCGGCTTATTTGGATGTATATGACCGGCGAGGATCCCGGTGATTTGATGGTGGATCATATAAACGGCAATGGGCTAGACAACCGATGGTCAAACTTGCGCTTACTGAAGCGCGGCCAAAATATCGCTAATCAAAAAGGACACAAAAGGCGTCGCTCACCGTATAAGCACGTTTACAGGCGCAAGTCCAAATGGATAGGGCAGGTACGGCGTAATAGCAAGCTGTACTCTACGCAGGGGTTTGATACCGCTGAACAGGCTAGAGATGCTATTCAGGCTGTAATTACCACACTCGATAGTTAGTAGCGCCAAGGCTTTCCGGTTTTGCCAGGTTAAATGACTGCAGGCATAGGTAGCCCAGAGCATCGAAAGCGTGGTCAACCCCCAAGTTTTTGTTGGGTAGGCCCGTGTTTGGTGCGTATGTAAGGGTTCGTAGGGACTTGATTAGTTCCTTACAGCGAGGGTGGATAACAATGCGGCGGCGGCCTGTGGCGTCAAGCAGGCCCATGTTGACCGCGTTGATCTTGTCGCGGATTTTCCATGGTGCGCGGGGACTGGACACCGTAAAACCTGATTTGCGGAGGATTGAGTGGTCCGTTTGGCCCACGCCCGCTGTCTTGCGTGCACCACCAGTCGGATCGGGACAGGCGATGATTCGGCGCTCGATTCCAAACTTCTGCTGGACGGCCTCACAGAAATCCCAAGTCGTTGCACCGCCTGTAAGGATCAATTCGTCAAACACCCACAGGTCTTCTCCTTTTTTCACCGCAAATACACCCGCCATAAATTCGACGTTGAAGTCAAGTCCCAGCAGCAAGGGCAGAATCGGCAGGTCTTGGACTTGTTTGTCGATGTTGTCGTCGCCAAATGAGACGGCAACAAGACCGCTGAGATTCTCGAAGCTGGCCTCGAACTCTTGGCGGAAGGTGCGGGGGTCGAGTTGGGCGCGAGCTGCTTCGATTTCTTCTGGTGGGACGTTATCGCCGTCGATTGTTGTGAATTGCCAGCGGCTCCAGTCCTTGTCGCCGCTGTCGGCGTATTGCCAAAGTTCGTAGAACCAGCTGGCAGTGCCGTCGGGAGTGGAGATGAATAATGCCCAGCCTTGTTTGTCTGCGAGGGCGGGGCGGATGACCTCGAACCAGACTTCCGCGTCCATGAAGGCGGCTTCGTCGAGCACCACGCCAGCCAAACTGCGGCCTCGGAGGGCCATTGCGTTTTCAGTGCCCTTTAGTTCGATCGTGGAGCCGTTCACCAGCTCGATCTTGAGGTCCGTTTCGTTCTTCGACTTGATCCAAGCTTTCGGGACGAGGCGTTTCAGGACTTTCCAGGCAATGTCTTTCGCCATCCGGTATGTAGGGGCGGCATAGAAAAAGGTTTCGCCCGGCCTTTCGATCGCCCCACGCAATAACTCGATACATGACAGGTAACTTTTGCCGAATCGCCGGCCAGCTACCAATACTCTGAAGCGTTTTCGGCTGGAGAAAACTTCGCCTTGGGCGTAGCGAAGGGTCAGTGCTCCAGCAGAATCGGGCATCTTTATGTAGGGGGGTACCTTCTAGGGTATTACAGGAATCGAACCCCTGCCCCGGTGTAGTACAGAAGAAGGAATTGAGGATATGTCAGTAGGTTCCCTACGCCACGGTACAAACGTACTATTTTTGAACCCTCCCCCCGTGTTACGTTGTGTAACAAGTCAGCCGTTAAGGGTCCGGTCGTGTTATACTTAAGAGGTAAGGCAAACAGAGCCTCCATGACCCAGACCGCCATAGCCGCCGCATCACTGCGGACCCACGGCATCCGCTGCCGCCAGTGATGACCCGATAGCCTCCCTGGAGACAGCCTGCCGGTGAGCAGGTCGGCCCCTCGCGGGGCCTTTTTTATTGCCCGCTCAACGGTAGTGCAAAAGTACTAATCCCGCTAGCGACCGAGCACAACCAGCCGACACTCAGCCGCCGATCGGCCGGCAGACTCGCAGCGCTGCAGCTGGTTGGCGTTGTCGAAACCCATCGCAACGATGGCGGCAACGATGGCACCGCAGGCCACCAGGTAGCCGATAAATCCGCGTTCAGTGTTGGTCATAGGAAGCTGGGTTCGCTTGCTCCCGTATTGTAGCACAACAGCCGCAGGCGTCAAGCCTGGCGGCGATCCTCCACGGTGATTTCGAGTCGCGGCGCAGCGGCTGCCTGTTGCTCTGGTGCAGCCTCGCCGATGACAGCGCCCATATCTTTGAGCAGCATCGCCACAGTCTGCAACTGGCCTTTGCGCAGCGCTTTATGCACAGTCGCCAGGCGTAATGCCTGTATTTGGTTTAACAATGTCGCGCGGGTTTCCGTTTGTTCCGTTGTTAAAAGCTCTGTGGCGCGTTTGTAGTCTCTGTGAGCAGTGATTTCAGACACGCCGAACCGATCCATCACTCGCTGCTGGATCTGCCTTACCGTGCCCCCGTCAAGGATGCAGCAGTAGGCAAAGTTCATCCGCTCGTCCATCCGAACTTGCGAACCCTTGCCACCACGCCAGCGTTTGGCTTCATCGTTGCCAACCGTCAGCGGTTCTTTGTTTACATCTTGTGCCTCAGAATCGGCCACGTTAGGATCACAAACCCATTGGCCCCATGCTAACCTCTCACGCCGACAAAAAAGCCCGGCGCTAAGGCCGGGCCGTTGATCGCTGGGGGTGCTAGCTCAAACGCTGCGCACAACGTGCCAGCTGCTAGGAGTCTCGGGAATCAAGCTGTAACCGTCGCCAACCTCAAGTTCGCGCCATGCCTCGGCCCAATCAATGCACGTATGCGGCCAGGCCAGCTCGCGGTTGATCGCGCCAATGTCATCGGCCAGATCCTGAGCGTAGGACGCGCCAGCTTGGGCCTCACTGTAACCATCAGCGGTGCCGCAGTAGGCGTCGCATAAATTCTCGGCTTCAATGCCGTGATCAGCGAAAGCCTGGATCAGCTCAGCCGTACCAGCTGGATCCTCGCAATCAATGCCGCGTTCTTCCAGCGCCTCGGCCCAATCCTCACAAAGCCAGAAGCCGAAACAAGCGCCGTCGCCTTCTGACGCGCCGAAGTAAAAGCCGGTAGGCGCCAGCTCATTCAAGCGGTCAAACGCCCAAGCGGTTGCAATCTCCCAGGCGTCGCAGGGTCCCGGCCCGATAAGGTCCGAAGCGTAGGCAGCACACTGCTGTAGATCTGAGCGGAACGGTTCCGGTACGTCTTGCCCCAAGCGGTCAAAAGCACCTAGGTAGGCATCCGCCAAATGATCGGTGCGAAGCGTGTCAGTGCTAACGATCCAGGGGAAGGATGCCAGCTGTTCGGCTGTGTAACGGGTCATGGTGGGAGCCTATGGGTTGGGCTTGTGTGTGAGTGTAGAACCGGATCCGGCCCGGTGTCAAGTCAAGGCAGGCACCAGAGCATCGCGGGAGCCATCCGGCCACGGGTAAGACTCCCGGCGCCACTCCTGATCAACCGGCAGCAGTGCCAGGCCAGTTAGCGCCACCAGATCTGAGCGGTCGATTCCACGCGCGACCTTTTCAATCCTGATGTAGGCGCCGGAGCTGAGATCCTCCACTACCCAGCCTTCGCTGCTCCAATCCAGGCACACCTGGAATAGTTCCTGCAGTTCCCGCTCCAGCTTGTCTTCAGGCAGGGAGTCCAGCTGATCATCGGCCCAGAACTTTGCGGTGCTCGGACCGTAAGCGTTACGCTCCAGCACATCAAGCGGACAGTAGGCAGCCAGTTGATCCCGGATTGCGTCGCGCCAGTCTGACGCGTAGCAGTCCTGCCAAGCCCGGTCGATCTCTTCCAGCTCCAGCGTGGAGTGCTCGTCTTCAGAGATCAGCGGGTAATGCTCCAGCGCCTCCACGGTTTCGATCACGTCCGCAGGAGCCCGCAGCAGATCCAGCACCACGCCGGACCCGTTCCAGCCATAGCCCACGGTGAGGATTCCACCGAGCGGGTCGGGTGTGCTGGCCGGATCGGTAAGCACGTTGTAATTAGCCTTGCCCACTAGGCCGGTGCTCGCATAATCGCTCCAGCCGCAATAGGTGGGCACGAAACCTAGGGAGACGTTGCGCCAATGCTCAGATAGGCAGGTTTCGAGATGGCGCTCCGGGCTTTGGTGCCAGGCCCCGAAGCCGTCGCGCTCGGGTTCGCCGTCTCGGATCAGCAGCCAGTGGCCGGAGCATCCGGCGAGACGATCAATACGCTCCAGCAGAGCGGGGCTGGCTTTTGGTGTGGTGGTTTGCATGGCAGGGTGTGCCTTGGTGTGCTCGCCCACAATACTACATCAGCCCCAGCTGGCAAGCCTTGCGCTTGGTGGTAGTGTTAGAGGGTAAACCCTCACCCATAGGGAGATGCTCACCAGTCAAAAGGAACGGCAGCAGCTTGCCCGAGATCAGCGAGAGGCTGAACGGGAAATGACGCGCCAGGAGAAACGGGCGCTGCGGGATCTGCGCTACTGCGCCGAACGTTCCACCCTCTCGGAGATTGAGTGGCGGGATCTTCTGCGGCTGCACCAGTTGCACGGTAAGGAGGGAATCCGGGAACTCTGGGAGTCCGTCATTCCCTACTGGAATCAGTGCCAGCGGCTTAATGGTGGCGAGCAATGCCCCAGGGATCTGGTGCCCACCGGTTTGAAATTAAGTGCAAAAAAAGCGCGCACAACTCCTACCACTAGGAAACCACCAGGAGCCCCGCGCAAACCTCGTGCCGATGCCGGCAAACCTCGTGCCAGTTACAGGCAACGTACCAAGCCTGCAGGCTGAGCTACAGGCTCCCACAATGGGAGCCCTTCCTTTTGCCCTTGGCTTGAGAATGATTCTCATTCCCCTTCTCAGTGAGACTCATGAGACGCAGTGTGCGAAGCCCGGAGGGCTGAGCACCAGCAGACCTCCCACCGTGGGAGGATCGGGCGCCTACAGGTATCGGCAAAAGTACCAATACGTACCAGGTATTGAGGCTATGAATGGCCGAAACAATACATGAATGGCAGTTATGAATGGCTTTTCGTCGAGGCCGTTAGGCCGAGACATGAATGGCGTTTTGCAGCTGGTCGAAGTAAAGCTCCACCCTGGCCATGAATGACTTTTCAGCGTCGTCTAGTTCTGCCCTAGTCATCGTGTGAATGTTGGGGTTGCCGCAGCGGCGTGCCAATACGATGGCTGCTCCAGTTGGTTTGAGGCCGGTGAGGTGGGTGAGGCCGAGGCTGTAGGCACCGCACTGATCGATATAGGAATGGCCCGGCGGGAGGCGTTCCAGTCCTTCATCGTCGAGCTTGGTTTTGCGGCCCACGCTGGTTTTCCAGTCCGCTAGTACCAGCTCGTTATTCTTCATTCCCACCAATGCGTCACAAGTGCCGGCGAAGCCGGCGGGGTGGTGAATGGAAAATTCGCTGGCAAAAATTTCGGTGACGTTCTCGGCGATCCAGTCGGATAAGCCTCGGGCGTAGCCTGATGCGCTCCAGCCAACCCTTGGAACATTTGGCCGGACCCTCTTCAATGCCCATTGCGTGATGGGGGCCGGGATGCGTGCCAATCCCTGTTCGTCCCAGCGGATGGAGTTGCGCTTGTTTGCAGTGGATCGTGCCAGCTGCATTGCCGTTTTCAATAGGTATTCCGCTTGACCGTGGGCCATGTTGCCTCGGGTTGCTGCAACATTCCGCTGGCAACTTGCCTCAACGGGTCCCAGGCGAGCTTCCCAGCGTTCCAATCCGGTTTTGTCGCTTGTTTCCTTTAGGATGTGTGTAACACTATGGTAGATATTACCGTTAATGTCTCGGTAGACCCGGAAGGGGCCTGAATTGTCTTGTTCCAGCCTCCATTTACGCAGTCCTGCCAGCGTGTCTTGGGTGTTGGAGGCCATTTAGTTACTTTTTCCCGAATTTACCTTACACGAGAAAATTCCCCGTGCAACTGCACGGCGGCTTTTTCGTAGGCCAGTGCAGCTTGCTCGGCAGTGTCAAAAGTTCCGAGGTGGTGGGTAACACCGGCTTTTCGGATACGTGCTTGAAAGCGCCCGTTAGGCATTAGGCGAACACCTTTGACCTTTGATGTGTTGTGCTTGCGTGTCTTGCTGTTGAAAGCGTTCTGTGAGGCAGTAGCAAGACGCAGATTGCTCCACGTGTTGTTCAACCGATTGCCGTCGATGTGATCCACTTGAAAATTTTTGGGATCTTCGCCGTGCAACCAGAGCCACACAAGGCGATGCGTCAGGTAGCTAGTTCCGTTTAAGCGTGTCGATACATACCCCTGCATGTGGGTTGAACCTGTTGTTGAGCCAACTCGAACACGGTTGCTCGGGGCTTTGCGCCACACGAGTTCGCCGGTCAAGGGTCTGTACTCGAAAAGCTCCCAAAGCAGTTCTGCGCTAGGGAGCAAGCGATAAGCTCGTGCCATCAGCCGGTAGTGCGGTTGGTCGTGGGCAGGGTGTTGTAAGCACCGCTGCCCAACCACTATACCGACTTAAGCGGCCTTGAAAGGGTTCCCGCCTGTGAGTAGGCGCGAAATGTCGAAGCCCTCGGCTTTAGCCTCAAGCCAAGCCGCGTCAATGTGTTCTTGCGAACCTTTCTTACGAGGTACAGGACGAACCGTATATTCGGTCAAAAGACCTGAACCTTTCTTGCTGATTGTGAAATCCCAGTTAAGCAAATCAGAGTAATCTTCCATCTGGGAGATAGAATCAATCTCCTTAAGAATGGACTTTTGAGTGATTTGCAGAACCTGAACTTTACCCGTGTCGTATGAATAAATAGGGACAGCGATGGCAAACTTTACGTCGGCTGTTCCGGGGCCTCCTCGGCCTTCTCGGGGCTCGAAATCGCCCATTTCAGCCACGACATCTTCGTAAGTTGGCTCGTATTCAAAGCGGAAGGGTTTAGAAGCTCCGTTGGACTGGCCCCAGGATTCGTAGAACTCCAGAGGTTCGTCAGTGAGTAGGGCGAAGCGGACGCTGCCGCCATCGGGCAGTTTGCTAAGGCTGAGGTATCCGCCGCCTGTGGCATTAGAGCTGACTGCGGCCGAAGCGGTTTTGGACAGGAAAGGCATTTGTTTGGTGCGTTTTGGTGGTCGCCCGAGGGCAACGTCTAATACAGTAACACGGGATTGACGAGCTGGCTAGCATGAGAAAACGCCCTACGGCCAGAAGGCTGTAGGGCGTGATGAACATTCTCGTGTGAGAGTCTAGCATGTCTCAAAGTAAGACGCAGGAGCTGTTGGCGTTTGTGCGCCAGCTGCCTGTGGGGTTTGCTTACGCCCCGATCTACGCCAAGGATCAGGCGATCCAGTCCGGGAAAATCTCGAAGGGCAAGACGCCGTTAGAGCGCAGTCACCATCAGGTGATGGCGCCGTCGGATGTGGCGCTCCAGATCGAGCGGAAGCCGGATGTGTTCCAGGCAGTCGGTGTATTCACCGGCGGTCGCAGCATGGGACTCGTGATTCTCGACGTGGATCGGAATCTCAGCCGTCTCAAAAAGAAGTGGGGCGAGTCGCTGGAGGGTGCTCCAGCCGTTACGTCGACCAAGGCGAATGCGGCGAAGTACCTGTTTCGCGTTCCTGAGGCTCTGTGGGGCTCGGTGAAGGGTTTTGGGCTGTCGGATACCGGCGCTGGTTACGAGGTGCTCTGGGGCCGTCAGGGCGTCATCTACGGGGCTTATCCGGGCTCCAGTGATGGGAAGGCTCCAGCAGGGCAGTACGGCTTCGAGGGGGACTTGGAGGCGATTCCTGATGCGCCTGAGTGGTTGTTGGCGGAAATGCGGGATCACGCCGGTAAGGAGATCCAGGACGGCGGGTTCATCAAGAACCGGAAGGCGCTGGATTTCTCGGATCGAGATCCAGCTGAGGTCGCTGAGATCATCCAGTCGGCGCTGAAAGTTATCCCTGGGCAGGGCAATGGCAGCCGGGATCACTGGGTCAAGGTCGGGATGGCGATCCACTCGGAGTTGCCGACTGACCTTGGTTTGACGCTTTGGTCGGCTTGGTCGGCAGAAGACCCTGAATTTTCACAGGATTGGGCAGACGGCAATCCTTGCGAGGAGGTCTGGAAGTCCTTTCGCAAAGGGCCGGTCAGCCTTGGAACGCTTTTCTGGATGGCGGACCAGCAGCTTCCGGGCCGTATGTGGCTTTCGGAGGATCTGCGCCGGATTGTTACTGACGCTGAGCAGGATCGAGTTCAGCGGTTCCGTACTACAGGACTTCCTCACGAGGAAATTGTTAGGCGCGGTGAAGCAGCAATGAAGCTGCCTAACCCGTCGGAAGTGCAGCACAAGCTCCACGAACTTGCCTTAGAGGCTGGTTATCGGGATGCGGCGGCTGTTGTTCGGCTACTGATTGCAGATCAGGAGTTCCGCCGTGGGTCACATGGAGGATCGCTCCAAGAAATTTTTGCTACGGAGGAAACGCCCATCGAATACCTGATTCCGGATTTGCTTCCGAAGCCTGGGACTGTGCTCATGCACGGGCGTGGCGGTTGCGGCAAGACGATGGCGGTCCTGACGCTGGCAAAACACATCGCTCGTGGGATTCCGTTCTCAGTTCAAGGGCAGGAAGTGCCAGTTGAACAGGGCACGGTGCTCTGGTTAAACGGCGATCAAAACAGCCGTCGGATTCGCAAGCAGTTCAAGGACTTGGATTTCACTGCGGACGATCCCGTGATCGTGCGGAACAAGGTCTCAATGCTCTGGTACCCCTGGTTCATCCAGCAGATTGAGGAGCACCGTCCCAAGCTTGTGGTGTGGGATTCCGTGACCGCCTGTATGCGCGGTTGCGCCTTTGATCAGAACAAGGCGGAATACGCCGAGCCTTTGTACTGGTACAGCTCGGAGAACGGCGAGAGCTTCCCGGCGACCACCATCGTCTTCATCCACCACGCCAACAAAGAGGGCGGCTTCAGGGGCACGACAGCGCTCGAAGACGGCGTGGATGAGTCTTGGGCTATCCGACGGCCTGACAAGGGCGAGAAGGAGCGTGTGGGGGCCTCTGCGCGGCTTATCACGATCAATAAAAGCCGTGAGGGCAACGAAGGCAAGCAGTTGGTGCTGCGCCAGCAGGCTGACCTGACCTTTGAGCTGAAGGACTTGCCTGCAGAGGGCGTGGAGGAGGGCTCACCGGCTTCCGTAGTGGATCGGGTGCTCCAGCGCCTTCGCACACGCGGAGAGGCAATGACACGGAAGGAGCTGAACGCCGACCCGCTTGTAGGCGGCAGCGTTGAGGGGATCCGTAAGGCGCTGGACAGGCTGGTTGACCGAGGACTGGTTACGTCCCAGGGCAAAGCCAGCTATCGGACGTTCCAAGCAGTCTCCGCGCGCAGGGGGGTCGGACCTAAACCTGTCCTAAATGAGGAAGAAGACTGTGCTGGAGCTGGATCTGACGAATCGGGTTGTCCGGATTTGTCCGGATTTGTCCAAAACCTGTCCGTTTTTTCGCGGGAAACGGACACAACGGACAAAAAGGACAAAAAACGGACAAGTTCGGACAAAAACGGACAGGTCATTCCTGCAGATCAATTCCAGGGCAACGGGTCTGAGCAGATCGGACAAGCTTCCGGCGGGATATTCACGCGCGAGGAGCGCACACAGGAGGAGTTGGACCGCCTGATGCGCGAAGCCGCTGATCTCTGGAACTAAACTCCACGCACGGCAAAGGGAGGGGCAGCCACCCCTCCCAATGCGTCGCCGCTCCAGCGGCCGCATAGCCCCGTCCACCTACGTCCGGAGCTTGCTCCGAAGATCTTATGTCCTTCAAAAACCCTTACACGGAAGTTGTCAAGGCCGAACAAGCTAAGTACGACTTGGAATACACAAAGCCGGTATCGCTTGCTGACTTACCGGAAACACATGTAAAAACACCGGACAACATAAATAAAACTTGGGGACCTTGGTCATTCGAGGTTACTGAATACGAAGGTAAAATTTATTATTCTCTGTACCACGAAGCTATGGATTACGACATAGATCTGGCGAACGTAAACAATACAGGGGATGTTTACGAATGGGTTGCCCATATGTCAGCCAAGAACACAAGGTTATACGGCGACGGCTGCGTTTACTTCTTGTGCCAGGCTTTTGAGGACATTTGTAAGCAGTCAGGTATTAGCTTGAGGGCCGTTAATGCTGAATTTAAGGGCGCAAAAATAGCAGCAAAATACTACAAACGGCTTCAAGTGAAACGTAATGTATCTGCGCGTGTACGTCATCAGATCCTCGAACGTGATGGGTTTAAGTGCCTCGATTGCGGTGCTTCTCCAGCAGATGGAGCCTTGCTGGAAATAGACCACACAATCCCTATTTCTAAGGGCGGCAGTAACGATCCAAGCAACCTGCGCACTCTCTGCTCAGACTGCAATCGCGGGAAATCCGACCGCATCGTGCAATACGCCTGAACCACCGACCGTGTTTGCCACGCCTAACTTTTTCCTAGGGCTCATGCGAGTTGTCGCGTGGGCTTTTTGGAGAGATCCCGTGGCCAAGCCTGAACCGCCCCAGCCGAAGCGTCCCAGGAAGCCGATCCTGGGATACACCGTTGGCGACATTCCGTTTGAGCTGCTGGCCGTGATCCGGGTCTCCTGGTATCGCAAGGGCATGGCCTACGAGGTGGAGGAGTACCAGATCGAGGAGTCGGACGATGCCCAGAAGCAGTTCCACTACATCGTTGGCACGGCCCTCAAGCAAGGCGCTGACGTCTGCGTGCTCACGCAGTACGAGCCAGAAGCCTTAGGTGTGCAACAATAGAAGGGTTCCCGCTCTGCGTTTCGTTCGCATCGGGCTGGAGGGGTGCAGCTCGGTCGGGGCTGCATTAAACGCGACTCGCCCATAAACCTTTGTACGCCCCTCACCCCAAATCCATTGGTACGACTAGCTTTTGTACCTAACATAAAAACTTTTATGTAATGACACAACAACATCCCATCACCCCGCCGCCTGAGCTGGTGCAGCAGTGGGCACATTTGCCTGCCGATTGGAATACGATTGCTCCCCTTATTGCCCGATGGGGCGCAGACCAAGAGCTGGAGGCGTGCTGTGAATTGACTAGGGACAACGACGGCTATGACGCTGCGTTAGCACTCCGTGCTGAGCGCCGCCCAACAGCAGTTGAACTTCGGCACAGTGACGACGACTTAGATGAGTTCGCCACCTTTTGGTGGGGAGCGGAGACCGACAACCTCACTGTCGCCGAAGCAGTGGAGAATGGTCAGATGACGGCGTTTGTCCGAGCCGTCTCTACTTGGCTGACCGAGTAGGCATCTTCACTAATTGGGGTGCCCGGTGGCTGGTCCGCACGAGGTGCCAGCCTCGCCGCTGCCGGGCGCAGCGGACGACTGAGATCCGAAGATCAACAGAACCCAGAGCTTAGCGTCCGCGATTGTAAAGATGTGCAACAGCCCGGCCTTGCGCTTGGGTTGTCTGTGTGCAACACTAAGGGCAAGCCCGCCCCGGCGAGCCCTCTATTACTGAATCACAATGCACGATCCATTCACAGTCAATTTCGACCGTTCCAAACTCAGCCCTTGGTATTTCGCCGTTAGTTGGGCGCGTATGCAACTGGAGCAGAAGATCCAGCAGTTCCAGGACTGGGGATTTTCCACCAGCTATGACGAAACCCAGCTGGAGCGGCTGCTCGACCTAGAGCAGTTCCTCAAAATGACCTGGGACGAGCGCATGGAAGCCATGGCTGCCGGCGAAACTGCACAGGAGGTCCAATGAGCCAGGTACAAAGCATTGAGGAATTGCGATTTGAAGGCGATCACCTTGTTGTCGATGCCGTTGTTGACGACATGGTTCTGGTCTATGCGCAGACGCAGCTTGACCCGCCCGAATGGGGGCCTGCCTTGTGCCGAGGCACCCTCTACTTTTCAGATGAAGACTTGATTCCAGCGACCGATGCCGAACTCCGGGCCATGCTCACAGATCGGGTCGACGACTGGACTCCACTCGACACGTCTGATTGGGACGACTGAAGCTCGTGACCTACGTAACCAGGACGACTACGACGACTGGCTTTATGCCATGGAGCCAATCCCCGGCGATACACACTGGGTCCGGGCTCGCACCTTGACCCAGCTTTACCGCCACCTCATCTACGTGTTCGCCACCAGCGACACCATCAGCTCCACTCGACTTGCACAGCTGGCGATCCACGAGATTCTTAAGTTGAGACTCACGGATCTCACCCGGATACGCCAGCAAGATCCCAACTACTTCGCATGACTGACTGGTACGCCGACTACTACCGCCAATCGCGGGGCTACAACGACAACGACTTGCGCGAGCTGCGCAGCGTTCCACGCAAGCCCTCGACTGAGGTGCCGGACGTGTTCAAGCACAGGTTTGCTGATCCAGCTGAGTACGATGCCTGGGTCGAAGAGCGCCGTCGCGCCTACTTCGGCTGAACTCGATCCAACACGAATGACTGAAACTGCAATGGTGCCCTTCTATCGCTCCTACTTGTTGGGAGGGAAGATGGTGTACCTGGACAAGCTGTCGGAGTTGTCCGACAGCGAGCTGAACATGCTCAACATTGAAACGATGGCCTCCCTGGAGGAGGCTCGCCGCGATTACGAGGCCATCGAGAACAAGCAAAGCGAGGAAGGCGGCTCTGTTTACCGTCGCCTCAAGGTGGCTGGTTATTTCCAAGCCGCCATCAAGCTGGAACTCCAGAACTGACCATCCCCTACTACACTGCACCCGTTCCTACTCATGAACATGTACATCCTTTCTGAAGCACAGTTCGACCAGATCACCAAGGCAGTCGAAGCAGCACACTTCGCTCTGCTTACGTGCCAGCGCATTGACCTGGATCTCACCAGCCCCAAGCAGACCATCCCGCTGCCCGCTGGCGAGAAAATTGTACGTACATCTGACGTACGCAAGCCGAAGTCTCAAAGTAAGACTCGTAAGTCCAGCCGCAAGGGACAGCGTGGGGTTGCGGTGTTGACTGAAGCCAAGGTGCTGGAGATCAAGCGTCAGTTGGCTGCTGGCGGTAAGTCGGTGGCCAAGATTGCTCGGGAGTTTGGCGTTCACTCCACCACCATCAACTGTATTAAGTGGGGCAAGACCTGGAAGACCGTTCAGCTCCAGCAGCCCGCACCTGTTGTGGTGGCTGACTGATGGGTGGGGTCTTGTGTGACCACGAGATCCATAACCTGGCGCGGCGGGGCTTGGTCTCGCCGTTCCAGCAGGAGCTTGTGAATCCAGCGAGTCTCGATGTGAGACTCGGCGAAAATTTGCTGGTGGAGTTGCCTACGACAACTTCACTGGTGCCCTACTCGATTGCTGGGCACACGAAGGAAAAGCCGTTCATGCTCCAGCCTCACGAGTTCATACTTTCCGAAACGATGGAGGAGTTCGAGCTGCCCGATTGTGTTGCTGGGCAGCTGGCTCTCAAGTCGTCTCGTGCCAGGGAGGGGATTGAGCATCTGCTTGCCGGGTACATAGATCCCGGTTACAAAGGGCGGCTAACGCTGGAACTGCAAAACGCTAGGTCCATGCACGCTGTGCCGTTGTGGCCTGGTATGCGTATCGCGCAGATTGTGTTCCACAAGATGTCGATGCTGCCTGGTAAGAGCTACTCGGTGACGGGTCGCTATCACGGTGACACTGCTGTTCAAAGTTCCAAAGGATGAGCGATCCAGTAAATCAGCCCAGTCATTACACCGCTGGGCGCGTTGAGGTTATCGACGTGATTGAGGATTGGGTCAAGGCTGCGCCTGATGCCGTGGTTGGTGGCTTGCATTGGCAGGTCATTAAATACGTCAGCCGGGCGTGGCTTAAGAAGGATCCTTACGAAGATTTCTGCAAAGCTCGCTGGTATTTGAACCGGCTAATTAACACTCTCGCTACTGAACCTTACCAAAAATGACCGACAAAGAAATGATGGCTCTAGTAGCGACTAATACGTCGCTCCAGTCCAGATTCGCTTATGCAGTTCTGGGTTTATTAGCGTTGTTCTTTCCGGGTTACGTAACAGTTGCTTTTTTGAAATCCATTAGCGATGCGCTCCAGCGTCTTTCGTTTGAAGAGCGCTGCGCACTCGCTTCTGTACTCAAACTGAATTGATTAGGCATTGGTATGACTAAAACTGTCAAGTTGATCCACTGCACGCCTGATGCTGAGAAGCTCATCGTCAAGATGGCGCGGGTCAGCAATCCCAGTAATCAAGACAACTGGGACACAGGGCCAAAACTACTTCAGTACCTGATTAAGCATCGGCATTGGAGTCCCTTTGAGATGGCTTCGATGTGCGTTGAAATTCATACTGAGCGAGATATTGCGGCGCAAATTTTACGTCATAGATCGTTCTCATTCCAGGAATTTTCAACACGTTATGCAAGAACTTTGGCAGCGGAAATTCCGCGGTTTAGAAGGCAAGATGAGAAAAATAGGCAGGCAAGTCATGATGACTTGTCGCCTCAGCAGCAGAGCGAGATGGAGCTAAAGGCTGCTGATGTGCTTACCAAAGGTTATCGCTTGTATTGGGAGTTACTGGAGCAGGGTGTGGCTAAAGAAACGGCACGTAGGATTTTGCCTTTGTGTACGCCAACAATGATGTACATGCACGGTACTTTGCGGTCGTGGCTCCATTACATCGATGTACGTACAGATCCAGGGACGCAGGAAGAACATAGGTTAATTGCTCTGCAATGCAAGCAAATTTTTACCGATAACTTTCCAGTGATTTCGGAGGCTGCCTTCGGTGAGATGCGCTAAATGTGATTACGAAAGGATTGATGTAGATCGTACCTGTCGGGATACGGCAGAGTCGATACTTAGAAAACGCAAATGTCCCAGCTGTGGGCACAGTGTTTTCACGATTGAAGTTGAGTTACCTGATGGTGCCGCACAGCATGATCACAAACGTGTTATGCGGCGTTTACCTGGATTTTTACGTGTTCATTTTTCGTGATGGCAGTCACAATCAACAGCAGGCCGTGCCAGCAGTGCGGTAAGCACACAACTAATGCAGTGTTGTGTATGAGGTGTTATCGCTCCAGTCCGGCAGGCTTGGAGGAGATTCGGGTGGAGCGGCTGCGCCAGAGCTACAAGCCGCAAGATGATGGTGGGCCGTGCAGGTGCTGCGTTCACTGGAGTCGGCGGTGTCTGCTGGGACTTCCCGAGGGTGGGACACTCGCGGCGGCGGAGTGGTGCTCCGCAAGGGAGCTTGACAGTCTGCTAGAGTAGTAGGGTACACGCCACACCAGGCATGACTATCCTCCAAGGCATCGAGCACCTCCACACGCTCGATGACGCTTCCTTTGTTGCGTTTGACGTTGAGACCACTGGGCTCCAGCCGAAGTTCGGTGGTCTTCGCCTTTTGCAGTTGGCCACGTTTGGAAAAGATCCGGTCGTCCTTGATTGCTGGAGCTTTAGTGACGAAGACTGGATCACGCTCGAAGAGTTCTGCAGCGTTTCGCGGCAGTGGCTGGCGCACAACGCGGTTTTTGATCTCGGCTGGTTGCAAGAGCACGAGATCTATCCCGAGGGCAAGGTCTACTGCTCGATGCTGGCCAGTCGCATCTTGACGAACGGGCTTCCGAATTTGAAGCACGGGCTCCAGCACGTTGTTCACCGTTACCTCGGGCAGGACATTTCTAAGGAAGAGCAGCGCAGTGATTGGTCGGGCGATTTGCGCGTGGAGCAGATTGAATATGCAGCTAAGGATGTGGTGGTATTAACCCAGCTGTGGGAACAAATCACCAAGCGGATGGCTACTGGTGCGTTGATGCCAGCGTGGGAGCTTGAGTGCAAGGCGCTTCCGGCAATGGCGCAGCTGTGGCGTACTGGATTGCCGTTCAATAAGAAGATGCTGGAGCAGCTGATTGAAGACTTGGATATCGAAAATGTTGAAGTCGGTGAGAAGTTCATCGAGGACTTTGATGCAGCGCTTCCGCCGGAACACAAGCTACACCGAGGGCTTGATGGGAAGTTGTTGTACCAGACGAAGCCGGGGCCGAAAGGTAAGAAGCCGGACCCGAATGTTTTTAACCTCAATAGTCCTGCACAGCTGCTCAAAAAGTTCACCGCTTTGTTGGGTGAACCACCGATGGATATGAAGAACGGGAAGCCTAGTGCTAGTCGTTCTGCGCTCCAGGAATACGTCGGTGATCACAAGGTTGTGGCAGATTACTTGCGGTGGAAAAGAGTAGAGAAGCGCAGGCAGATGGCGGAAACTTTGTTGAAAAACTATTCGGTTGATGGGTTTATTCGTGCCAGCTATTTGCAGCTCGGGGCTGATACTGGGCGTATGTCGTGTATTTCACCAAATCTTCAGCAGATTCCGCGTGACCCACGGTTTCGGTTGGCGGTGCAGCCGCCGACTGGCTGGAAACTGGTTGTTGCAGACTATGGGCAGATGGAGCTACGGCTTGCTGCTGCGGAAGCACAGGATGACTTAATGACTCAGGTGTTCCAGCAGGGGGAAGACCTTCATACGATGACGGCTGTGCAGATTTATGGCGTGGAGCCGGATGAAGTTACGAAAGAGCAGCGACAAATCGCTAAGTCAGCAAACTTCGGACTGTTATACGGAAGTGGCGCAAAAGGACTCAGAAATTACGCGGCAGCAACAGGAATCCAGATGGATCTTGATGAGGCAGCGGAAGTGCGGCAAAAGTTCCACGCTGCATATAAAGGCATCTCCCAATGGCAGCAGCAAAATGCTCGCGCTGCTGATGCGGCTAAGGACAATCCATCTATCCGCATACGCCTCTCGGGCTTGCGGAGGTTTTTACCGGGTGAGCACAACAAACTCACAACCCGTTGCAACACCCCGATCCAAGGCGCTGGTGCAGCAGTCCTCAAACTTACGCTC